TGCTGGACAACTTGGACTCGTTTAGTCCTGAAGAGTTAGCAGAGATAGACAAGATCGTGGGAGAACTCTCCACGAGGCAGTATAACCAGTCAGCACATGACGACCTCATAGAGTTTTGTAAGCGGATGCAGCCTGACTACAAGGTGGGTAGACATCACAGGATACTGGCAGATCAGCTCATGGCGTTGGAAGATGGCTCCAAAGACCGTGTGTGCGTCAACATACCTCCACGTCACGGGAAGTCGCAGCTTGTGTCCATATTCTACCCAGCTTGGTTCTTGGGGCGTAACCCTGACAAGAAGGTGATGATGGTCTCGCACACCACGGACCTCGCGGTGGACTTCGGGCGGAAGGTTCGTAACCTGATCTCTGTCGATGCGTACAAAGAGATATTCCCAGAGGTCGCGCTGGCGGTTGACTCGAAGTCTGCGGGGCGGTGGAACACGAACTTTGGGGGTGAGTACTTCGCCTGTGGTATCGGGTCAGCCCTCGCTGGCCGTGGCGCTGACTTACTTCTGGTTGATGACCCGCACTCAGAGCAAGATGTTATCAACGGTAACTTCTCAGTATTTGATAAAGCCTATGAATGGTTCACCTTCGGCGCTCGTACACGTCTGATGCCGGGTGGACGGGTGGCTATCGTACAGACACGTTGGCACATGGACGATCTTACAGGCCGTGTAACTAACGATATGGTGAAGAATCCGCTGTCTGACCAGTATGAGATCGTCGAGTTTCCGGCGATTCTGGATGCGGAAGACGCAGATGGTAAGCCAATACAGAAGCCATTGTGGCCTGAGTTCTTTGATCTGACGGCTTTAGAGCGTACAAAAGCATCTATGCCTGCGTTCCAGTGGAACTCGCAGTATCAACAGCAGCCTACGTCCGAAGCAGCGTCGATTGTTAAGCGCGAGTGGTGGAATATATGGCCCAATGACACACCGCCAGCCGTAGAATACGTCATTATGTCCCTTGATGCGGCGGCAGAGAAGCATAACCGTGCCGATTACACCGCGCTGACAACGTGGGGGGTGTTCTACAACGAGAATGAGAATGCACATCAGCTTATTCTCATGGATTCTATTAAGAAACGGCTGGAATTTCCTGAGTTAAAGACACTTGCCATGGAAGAATACAACAAATGGGAGCCAGATTCGTTCATTGTGGAGAAAAAGTCCTCTGGAACGGCACTTTACCAAGAAATGAGGCGTATGGGCCTGCCTGTGCAGGAGTATACACCCCACAGAGGCACCGGGGACAAGCTCGCAAGGCTTAATTCTGTGGCAGATATTATTGCATCGGGGCTTGTATGGGTGCCAGCCACCCGTTGGGCGGACGAGCTAGTAGAAGAAGTGGCGGGATTTCCGTTTATGTCGAACGATGACCTTGTTGACTCTACGGTTATGGCGCTATTGCGATTCAGGCAGGGTGGATTTATCCGTCTTCCGACTGATGAAATGGATGATGAACCAACTTATCAGCACCGCAGAGAGTATTATTAGTGCTTTTCCGCCAGTTTGTCGATCTTACCTTCTAGGCGAAGTAGGTGATCTACGACTCGATTGAGTTCTGATTGATGATCTTCCCGCTTCATGTAGTTTTCACGGGTCATGTTAAGGAGAATGTTAAGTCTCTTTACTTCATTGTGGACTTGACTAAACCACCAAGCCAACGGAGCTATGATAAGCACCAGCACAATATCCCAAATCATCGGTATAGAAACTTCCATAGCTAACCTCGCTGCTCAACCCCTACTATACACAAAACAATTCCTCGATTCAACTAGGGGTCTTTATAGCTATGTTTTTTATGCTATAGTGTGATTTGAAGCGCGTACCTCCCAAATGCGTTTCACGGCGAGGTGGGCGTCCCCACCCAATGGTCCGCCTCGCCACTAGACGAATGGCAGTATAATCTGCTATTGTTTCAATATGTACACAGTTAGGAGACTGTAATGGCCGTCGAGAGACAGATAGAACCCTCAAATTTAGACATCGAAGGCACAGGCGCGGAAGAGATCGAAGTAGAGATCGTAAACCCTGAAGCAGTGTCCATTGATACGGGTGATGGTGGGGTTATTATTGATTTTGAAGGTACTATCTCCGACGAAATTATGGGTGGGAGCCACGACGAAAACCTCGCGGAAGTAATTGAAGAGGGTGTTCTGGAGTCTATGGCGTCAGAACTTGTGGGGGATTTTGAATCTGATCGTGAATCTCGCCGTGATTGGGCAAGAGCCTACGTCAAGGGCTTGGATTTGCTAGGTATGAAGATCGAAGACCGTAGCCAACCGTGGCAAGGCGCGTCTGGTGTGTTCCATCCGGTACTAACTGAGGCCGTTGTACGCTTCCAAGCACAGGCTATGGGGGAGCTTTTTCCTGCATCTGGGCCGTGCCGCACTAAGATCATGGGTAAAATGACCCCCGAGAAGCTGGATCAAGCGGATCGTATCCAGACAGAGATGAATTACCTCCTCACAGAGGAGATGACTGAGTACCGCGACGAGACAGAGCAGATGCTATTCAAGCTCCCACTCGCGGGTTCCGCGTTTAAGAAGGTCTACTATGACCCAATTATGGAGCGTCCGGCGTCTATGTTTGTCCCAGCAGAGGACTTTGTAGCGTCTTACGGGGCATCAGATTTGATGACCTGCCCACGATATACGCACATAATGAAGAAAACATCTAATGAAATCTTAGAGTTACAGGTAGCAGGGTTCTACAAAGATGTTGACCTGCCTGACCCAGAGCCAGATTTCTCAGACATACAAGAAAAATATGACGAGTTAGACGGGGAGAGCGCCGTCATAGAGGATGATGATCGCCACACGATTCTAGAAATGCACGTTACTATGAACATGCCAGAAGAGTTTGATGATCCAGATGGGATCGCACGCCCATATATCGTTACTATTGATAAGTCCTCCCGTGAAATTTTATCTATTAGAAGGAATTGGTACGAGGATGACCGTAAGAAAAAGAAACGCGCACATTTTGTCCATTACAAGTATCTGCCGGGACTGGGTTTCTATGGTACGGGCCTTATTCATCTCATCGGTGGTCTCGCCAAGTCTGCTACTTCTATTCTTCGGCAGCTTATTGATGCTGGTACACTATCAAACTTGCCTGCTGGCCTTAAAGCTAGGGGAATGCGTATTAAAGGGGACGACAGTCCTCTTATGCCGGGTGAGTTCAGGGACGTTGATGTACCGGGCGGTGCTATACGGGATTCGATTACGTTCATCCCTTACAAAGAGCCATCGTCTGTACTCTACTCGTTACTGGGCAACATTGTCGAAGAGGGAAGACGCATTGGTTCAGTTGCGGACATTCAAGTAGGTGATATGAACGCACAGGCACCTGTGGGTACAACTCTCGCTTTGATGGAACGCTCCATGAAAGTTATGTCTGGTGTTCAGGCGCGTATGCACGCAGCTATGAAGAAAGAGCTTCGCCTCTTGTCTAGCATCATCCGTGACTACATGCCGTCAGAGTATGCCTACGAGATGGATGGTGACTTTGACCGCCAAAAAGATTTTGACTCTCGTGTAGACGTTATACCTGTGTCTGACCCGAATGCTGCGACAATGTCCCAGCGGATCATGCAGTATCAGGCAGCTCTTCAGTTGTCTCAACAGGCTCCACAGCTATACGACTTAGGCAAGCTGCACCGTCAGATGCTGGAAGTTCTAGGTATTCAGGACGCTGGGGATATCATTAAGCTGCCTGAAGACATCAAACCCTCTGATCCTGTTACAGAAAATATGATGCTTCTGAAACAAGAGCCTGTCAAAGCATTCAAGTATCAAGACCACGAGGCACACATCGCTGTTCATATGGCAGCAATGCAAGACCCAAAAATGCGGGAGATGGTTGGTCAGTCCCCGTTTGCTCAAGCAATTGGTCAAGCCATGGCTGCTCATATTACGGAACACGTTGCGTTCCAGTATCGCCGTGAGATTGAGAAGATGCTGGGCGTTGAGATGCCAAATGAAGATCAGCCTCTGCCAGAAGATGTAGAGGTTCAAATCTCTAGGCTCGCTAAGGATGCTGCTGAGAAGCTACTTCAAAAAGATCAGATGGAAGCGCAGCAGAAGCAGATACAACAACAGCAGCAAGACCCAGTTGTTCAGATGCAGCAGATGGAACTGCAGATGAAACAACAAGAATTGCAGCATAAGATTCAGATGGATACCGCAAAACTGCAGCTTGATGCAGAGCGAATTTCTTCTGAGAATCAGAGAGAGGGCGCACGTTTGGGTGTTAAACTTGCCACTGATCTGGATGAAGCACAGCGTAAAGATCAAGCAGAAGGCGCTAAACTAGGTATCGAAATAGCAAAGGAGCTTGCTAAGGGAGATGGACGATAACGTATTTACGCTGGTGGGTCGTAAACTAGATGAGTACGAGGACGAATTAAAAACGTACCTCGCGTCTGGCGCGGCGGACAGTATGGAACTCTATAACCGGATGGTGGGGCGAATAGAGGCTCTGAGGTTCATCAGGGATGACCTCAAAGATATTGAGACACGGTATATTGAAAGATAACATGTTCTAGTGTACCGTACCCTTGGGAGAACTACGTAGGCAACTGCGCAGGGTATCTGTGAACCTTTAATCACTGCAGGAAGAGATATGTATACAGGTAATAAGAAGACAGAGGAAAAGGTGGCCTCTAAACTACCGAAGCCACAAGGATATAAAATCCTTATTGGTGTACCCGAAACAAGTGAGAAGACCGAAGGTGGGGTCATAATGCCTGACGGAATGCGTTCCGCAGAAGAGACTGCATCTATTATTGGTTTTGTCATGGAGCTAGGCGCTGATGCCTACGCGGATGAATCTAAATTTCCACATGGACCGTACTGCAAGAAGGGGGATTTCGT